GAAGGGTTCCAAGGAAGAATAGTATCTTGACTCCCCCTAAAAACTAGTCCGGTGTCACCGGTACCTATGTACACGCCAACACTACTAAGAGTCCCAATACTACCTACAGTTACGGTATCTTTTTGTATTCGTATAATTTCACCATCTGATGACAATCTATTAGCAGTAAATGTAGAGTTTCCATCAACTGTGCTATATGCACGACCATCAGATGCTAACATAGCTCCTGCATTTGCGTGGTTAAATGAAGTCTTACCCACCAACAAGTTGCCTGACGAGTCTATGCGCATACGTTCTGAGTCGTTAACAGACCAAGTATGAATACCCCCTGCTGAATTTATATTTCTGTCCCACTCAGCACCAAGGTAAGCACCATTATCAGCAGATGTAAAGTTAAGGCTACGATTTCCTGATGAAGAGTTAAAACTTGCGACATTTCCAACGGAACTTTTATAAACCTCTAATGTGCCAGTTACGTCAACGCCTGTTGATGTTGTTTCAAATTTCTTTACGCCGTTATGAGAAAGTTCTACTTGTGCGTCTGCAACTGCGTTTAAATAATCTTTCCCAGAGCTATCTTCTAATAGTAAATTTTCACCACGAATACGCAATGAACCACTACCTGTTTCTTCAATGTAAGTGTGGTTATTTGACCCATCATGGTAAATCTGTAGGTCATCACCAGCACCAAACTTAGCTTTGTCGTTGTCACCAAATGACAAGTCGCCTGTAAGTGTACCTCCAGATGTAAGTAATGCATCAGCTACCTGATAAGATGCCTGTGATATAACAACAACATTGTCACCGCTTTGTGCGGCTACAGTAAGAGTAATTGTAGTACCATTCGTAGCTGTATAATCTGTGCCATCTACTAAGCGTACACCATTCTGGAATACGTGAACCTTACCTACTGTGTAGTTCAGACCAGTAAGGCTTGTCGTTGCACCAGTGATAGTAAAAGTCTTCTTACGTTCAGCACCCGATGAAACGACAGATGCCTTTGACCCTATGTAACCTGCCATTTGTTTATCCTTTGTTATTCATTGTTGTGTCTGACCCAAAGCTATGCAGTGGGTTATGCGTCTGTAAAATACCTGCCGCTTATAATAAGCCGCCCATTGATATCACTAACATCGTTTCCTCCAACCCCATCACCACCCGGATAATACATAGTTATTCTAGACGTATTAGCACTTATGTGAAAACTAATCTGCCCTGTATCTGAAGTTGTTAAATACTGACCTTGATAATTTATCGTCGCAAACCCATAAAGACCTGTAGTAGCTGAAGCTGTAAAAGGAAGACCCCCTATCTGTACGTCTGCGGTAGTAGTTGACCATCCTTGCGGTTTAAAATCAATTTCAAAATGAACTACACGACCTACTTTTGTATAATGCCCATACTGCCTATCATAAGTTCCACCTGATGCACCTTGGTTGTATACCACATTGAAAGTTCCCTCTTCATAATCGTCCAGCTTATTAGCTGAACCTGTACCACCTAGGTATACACCGCCTGATAGGTAAGCGTCTTTAAAGCGCCCTCCTGCATAACCAAGGTCAATACCATTATCTCTTGTTGCTCCAACTGCTGTCGAAGGAAACACTATGTTGTCAGTAGCAAAGAAACCTAAACCTGTATCTCCTTGCCCAACACCAAAAGAACCACTGGTAACACCAACACTACCTACAGTTCCGCCGTTTTTGCGGAATTGAACAATAGAACCATCACTTGTCATACGATTAAAGATTGCGGTGTTTCCACCTTCTTGAGCAGATGAAATAAGACCATCGCCTAAGAGTATGCCGTTACCTGAAGTGTTGTCGTATGGAGTTGAGTCTGTAGTTCCAATTAACACATTATTTGAGCCATCAACTGTTATAGCATCGGGTATGTTAATTAAGTCTGTTTGCTTACTCATTAGGTTTGCTCCAGTACGCTCACAATCACATCACAACTGGATGCTGTGTCACTTGTTACGATTACAGTATCAGTAGTCTCTAAGATGATCTTACCGTCTAAGACTGAGAGAGCTGCACCTGCTGGTAGTGGTACACCTTTGACGATGTAAACACCTGCCGCCTGTACATCTACTTTGATCTGAGATGCTGTTCTGTTAGCTAAGTTACAACCGATCATCACTGATGTAGTTGAACTTGGTACTGTATATGTAGTTGTAGCACCCGTACCAACCGATGCGCTTGTATAATTTTTGAATGTATTTGCCATTGTTTATTATCCTAGAGCTATTGAAAGAGCAAGAGCATTAGACTCTGCGGTTGCTAGAAGAGTAGCTTTACTATCTCCATCTAATGTTGCAGCATCTACGTTTAAGTTATTTACAAAGGTTTGGGTTACTCTTGCATCGATTGCTGTATTAGCCCTTGCATCAGTATAATACAGATTAGTGTTTTCTGTCAAGTCAGAAGTTGTTTTATTTCCAAATGCAGTATTAAATCTAGCATCAGTATAATAAAGGTTAGTACCCTCAGATAAGTTAGTGGTACTTTTAGTTGCAAGCCTTGTGTCAAAGTCTGTATTTGCACGAGCACTTGTGTAGTATAGGTTAGTACCTTCTGATAGATTAGTTGTACTCTTAGCAGTAAATGCTGAGTCAAACCTAGCTTGTGTATAGTACAGATTTGTACCTTCAGCTAAGTCTGCAGTATCGTGGTTGCTTAGAGATGAGACAGTACCTGTAACATCACCAGTTATATCACCTACAAAGTTAGTTGATGCTGTAACTGTAGTACCTGTAATAGCCGCAGGTGTTGATCCACCTATGACTGCATTGTTTATTGTACCACCTACTACTGTTGCAGTATTTACTGCTGGAGATGTAAGTGTTTTATTTGTTAGTGTCTGTGTACCTGTAAGTGTAGCTACAGTTGAGTCAATATTTACTGTAACGTCACCTATTGTACCACCGCCAGTAAGACCTGTACCTGCAACTACCGATGTAATGTCGCCGATGGGTACAGTAGCTATCTGTGTATCTACATAAGCCTTAACTGATTGCTGTGTAGGTACAAGTGTAGCTGAGTTGGATGTCATATCATCTTCATCAGCAAAAGCTGTTACACTTATAGTACCATCAGATAATGTACCAAAGTCTAAGGTATTTACAGTAACAGCATTGATTGTGCCACCTTCAACTTTATCACCTGATATTTGATTGTCTGCTAGTGTTAGTGTACCTGCAGATACGTTAAGTGTTTTACCTGAGCCTACTGTAATGTCTGATGTAGCGATAGTAACACCGTCTATAGTACCACCATTTATGTCTGCTGTATCAGCTACTAAGCTATCTATATTAGCTGTACCATCAAGGTAAAGGTTACGCCACTCTTTAGTTGCAGTACCTAAGTCATATGTACCATCTATGTTTGGTATAACATGAGAGTCTACTTCAGCACCTAGTGTAATACTATCTGTGTCTGCATCACCTAAAGTAATGTCTCCACCTAGTGTAATATCACCGTCTACGGTCAAGTTACCTGCAAAGTAACCATTCTTAAACTTGATAGAGTTAGTACCTAGGTCAATGTCATTATTAGTTACAGGAGCTATTACACCATCTTGGAAGCGTAACTGCTCAACTGAACTAGAACCTACATCAACAAAGACACCAACACGGTTATCTGTATCGTTTACTACAACCTTGTTTAAGGGAGTAGTAACACCAGGGTCACCAATCAATCCAATGACAGGGCCTTCTGCCGCTGTACCGTCATGCTTGTGACCAGTAGTGTTTACAAACGCCGCTAGTAACTGGTTATATTCGTCATTAGAGTCTGACGCATTGATAATATCACCATCGGTGTATGTAGACTGTCTTGTATAACCTGCCATTTAATCTTTCTCCTATCGACGTGCCGAAGCGTCAAATTCTAGCTGAAACCCTTTTAGTGAGTAAGGTTCTGAAACTCCATTATCAACAACCCTTAATGCTACAGCAAACCCACTACCTTCTACTGCTTGCCTTACAAGTGGTTGTGATTGACCACCATATGTAGCTGTACCATAAGCAGATGCACCGTATATAGCAACGACCTTAGTACTGTCAAAGGGGTACGCTGCAGGTCTTGGTATGTTAGGATCTTCATAGTCATAACGTAAAAACAAATCTGCGTTTACTGTACCTTTAGGTGCGTAGTTGATTATCACACGTTGGAAGTTCTTCCTTATACCAGCATCACCCATAGTTAAGTCTGGTGATCTGTAACGACCTATGATAGTCTCTCCATCAAAAGTACTACCTTGTTCTTGCCTGTATACATAACCGTCAAAGCCACCATGTAATACAAAGATAGAACCCTGTTCGTTTAAAGAATCAGTACAGGAGGGTTGTATACCTAGTATCTCACTGTATGTGTAACCCTCTGCTCCTCTGTAGGCTATAACACCTTTAGTTGCGGCTCTTGATCTAGCACTATTGTTTACAAAGAATATTCTGTACTGTGTTTTATCTGGTACTACTACCGCTTCAAACTCATCTACATCTGTATAGACTGAGAATAACTCATGTACAGGAGCAGATATAGTACCTAGTTCAACGTCACCAATCTTCTCTGTACCAGCAACAGTACGCAATCCATCACGACTTAGGAAGATTATGTCACCAGCAAATTCTTTTATTGTTGATCCATTGATGCAACCAACGTTACGAGATACAGGTTGTAGCTGAAAGTCCGCTATAGTATTACCAACAAGTCTAAAGATACGTTCTTCACAGAAGATAATTAATGTATCACGGAAAGGAAAGATACCCGTTATAGTATCATCTACTCGTATAGAACCTGCACCATTAGCTACACTAAAGTCATTATCTGTGTAGGGTGCGGTAAAAACCATCTCTTGTGGTGTAGCTGACATACCTGCAAAGAACATAGTATTCTTAAACGATGTAACATACTTAGGGTTAGCAGGTGCTCCTGTACCACTAATATCTGTTACTGTAGTACCGTCATACTTTGTTGCGTTGTTAGCACCATCTGCCCATATAATATGAGGAGTGTTATTAAAGTTATACCTAAAGAAAGTGTATTTGTTTGCGTTAGTTCTACCAGTATCTATTTGTGTCCAAGCACCACTACCACTTGCTGCTTCATATATTTTCTCACCTCTTGCAGCTATAACTTTATCATTACCTGCGAAGTAAGCTGACATGAGAACTGGCTCAGTAGAAGATGTTGTTTGAGGGACTACATTAGTATTCCACTTGTCATAACCGTTAATACGCCTATAACCACCTGTAATATCAGCTTCAAAGTTTTGTAACTCTAAGGCCATTCCAGCTTCCATAGTAAAAGTAGAACGGTCTAATACTAGACCACCTTTACACGGAAATACAAACGGATTAATTCCTGATTGATCTGCCATTATTTAACCTAGTATATTACTGTTGAATAGATATAGTCTGTTCTATTACCAAGTAAGCTTCTCATGTTTTTAATACCATCTTCAAATCTTTGAAAGTTTAACTGGTGTTGTTGTGTTTCACCACGGTATTGATATCCATATGCAGTTGCACCATCCACAATAACAGACCTGTACTGCTCAGGTATTAAAGGGATATCACCACCTTCAGATAGTGTAGTGCCATAACCATAGTATTCATAACGTAATGAATATGCTTTATTAGGATATGGGTATAGACCGTAGTTGTTATCAGGTGTTCTAAATACATAACGAGGTACTGAACCTGCATTACTAGTATCTTCTTGGTCTATATATTTATTTAGGTAGTCTTTGTAATCTAATAGTATTAGTTTACCTCCAGCTGCACCTAAGTTATCATCTTTAACCAAACGAAATGTATCGTAGTCAACATGCTTAGAAGTTGAAGGGGGTGTATATCTTGTAGTACCAGCAACTAATGTATCTGTTTGTGTAGCGTGGTTATAAGGCCAACTAAACTCACTGGTATTAATATAGTCTATTGCATCATTGACTGCATTCTTACATTGAATCTGAAAACCTCTAGCTGTAGCAAAACCACCAACAGACAAAGGCACTTCGTTAAAACGTGCTATAACTTCATTTGTTATGTCTAAGTATGTGTATGGCATTAGTAGCGACTTTCAGATTAAATGTACATAAAGGGGCTAGTATAAAACCAGCCCCAATATTAAGTTTTATTACGCAGCGTTGTAGTGCGCTGTGACTAATGCTTCTGGGCGAAGAATCTTGCGTCCATAAAGATGCATACCGCGAACGATGTCAGCGAATGAATCTGGGTCACGATAATTCTCGACCTTGTTGATCTGCTCAGCAGAAGCAACAGCATCGTCTTGACCAGCTACGATAACACCAAAGTTTACGTCTTGTGCTAATGCACCAGAAGTTCCAGCACCTGTACCCTTAGCAGGTAAAGAGTTGGATTGGTAAATACGGAAGCCGTGTAGGTTGTTTAAGACCAAGCCATTTTGTAGACCTGCTCCACCGAAGTCAGCATTCAACATACGTGAATCTTCGTCTTTGAGCATCTCAATAAATACCGGGTCTAAAACCAGCCATCTACCTCTTGAGTCAACATTTGCTTGATCCATCTGACGTGCCATACGAGCAACCACTGTCAAAGGTGAAACAGTCGCTGTAGACAACGCTGTTGCGCCTGGAAGACGTGGAGCCAATGGGATTGAATCGCCATTAGCATATGCTGTTGAAGCAGAGTCAGCAGAACCCAATGAACCGAAGTCCGTTGCGTCCAAATGGTTAGCAGTTAAAAACTCACCTGTTAGGTTTCCAGCTGTGTCGTGCTGTGCATCACCTGATGTTGCGGTAATGTAAGCACCTGCAGTTGTGTGACCTGACATGTATGATAGAATGTCTGCGTCCATTGAGTCAGCCATTTTAAATGCTGCACGGTCAGCAGCTAGGCTAACGTAGTCAACATTTGAGAATTGGTCCTCGATGTCATCCATCTTGAACGCAAAGTAGTTAGCTTTGTCAATAGTCAAAGAGAAGTCTTCATCATTCAACTTTTCAACAGAGATAGCTGTGTGACGCTCAAGAGCGTTTACAGTCACATCTGGTTCTTTTTGAATGCGAACAACGTCGCCTTGGTTTGCAATCTCACCAAAGTAAGAGTTATTAGTGATTGCGTTAGCTACAGCTGCACGACGAAGTGCGATCTGTGCTTGTTTTGAGTAGATAATCGGGGAAAAGTTTCCGTTAAATCCACCACTTGCGGAAGTAATAGCCATAGTTAATTCTCCTTATAGATATGGCGTGACATTTTACGCTTCATACCAACTAAAGAGGCTCTTCTTAATAGGGTAGTCAGCTTTGCTCTGGGGACTGCCATCCTTTGAGCGCTGGGCCTTTAGTCTTGAGGTAGTTCTTTTTTGTGGCTAGAGCTTAGTTATAAGCATGTACAGGTAGTTGATACCTAACACTGTACATGCCCCTAGTTGTATTCATCTTTAAGCAGATGTCAACTATTTCTTTGATAAATCGTAAATAAATTTACCTTTACGTTGAGCGTCCA